CAATAATAACTGTCTCTGGGATGTATATCTTCTATCTCTTATAAAGGAAATATATTTTTGTGCTCTAGCGTCAGAAAGATAGAATCTATGAACTACTGAGAAATTTGTTGATCTTGGATTACTATTGAAGAGTGGACTTATATCATCTATAGACAATACTCTGTTTCCAACAGACTCAAAGTAATCATTAAGAACTCTACTTGAAAAAGTTATTTCATCTGATAAAACTTTAGATTTAATAGATAGCGCGTTTTCTGATGCTAAATCAAAATCATAAAAACAATTCAAGTTAGCAAATCCATCAATGTCAGCTGTCACATCTATATTTGATATAGTGTTTGTGCTTATTCCGGTATAAGCAAATGATTCCAACTGATAGTCAGAAAACTTCTTAAAACCTGCAGTATGATTTAAAGATCCAACAGCATCTTCCCAGGTATCATATGGAACTCTTGAACTGAGTGAATATGAGAAATTTTGATAATAGAAATTATCTTGAATTCTTTGTAAATTATTATTCAGAATTCCAGTTTCCTCTTTCCAACCACTTTCAGTTCTAGAATATGCATCGACATTAATGAATCCTTCAAATTTTATTGAAGAGTTTATTCTGCCTTGGGTTTTGCTAGATAATCCTTCAAGAATTCTTCCTTCCTGAATAATCTCTCTTGAAGAAATCTTTACAAACTTGGACTGATCATCCCAACTTTCCACATACCCAATTATACTAGAAGAACCAGCATATCCTACGTTTTCTTTATTGACAAATTGATTCTGCTTTATTTTAACATTAAATTGTGGGAAATATTTTTCGGGGATTATTCTACCAGTCGAATTTATCTCATCAAAAGCTCCAGGAAATTCTCCATTAGATAGATAATTTCCTAAATTATAAGTCACTGTTCCAATGCCACCAATATTGGGATCGACATTGGTTATTGTAAACAGTTGATAATTATAATCTTCAGAATTAAATCCTTTACCAGTGGAATTAATTCCAACACTAATATTCTCAATTAAAACTCTATCATTAACCGCAAATGGGAAGGAATCTGCTGTACTAAATCCAACCGCTAGAGATACTGTCACATCATTATTCGATTGGTTGTATGAAATAGAACCTATTCCGACACCGTTAGAATTTTGTGTTGGTATAATTGTTGGATTTACGTCATTGAGTCTATATGTATTTTTTAGTATAGTGACATATTCATCCCCTAGAGAATATTTTAAGTCAATCTCTGACAAAACTTCATTTGTTTTCCCGTCTAAAATGATAAGTTTTGGTGCGGTTAAATAACCTCTTCCATTTGAAGAAATTCCAATATAATCTATAGAATTTAATGGTTCTATCTTTAAAACTTGGGGTAGAATTACATTTGGTCTTACTGTTTTGTCGTAAGAGAAGTCAAATCCAATATCATTTAACTTTGTTTTCTTGACTTTTCCTATTGTTGTACTTGATGCTTCTAAAATGGCACCATTACCTAAAGTAGAATTTACTTTTGAGAATTTTGGTATTTTATTGTAATTTTGACCCTTGGACAGAACATCGATCTTAGAAATAGCACCAAAAGCACTCAAAGAATTTGTTTCATAAGTGATGTTTGAAGAAGTATTATAGTATAAAGATTCTGGATTTTTTTCTAGGTTATATGTAAATGAAGAGGAAGAGGTTGATACAATCTTATGTTTTCCATTATACTCACTAAAGAGAACTTGTATCTCATTATTGGAAATAACAGAAGAATCTACATTAACTTCTGCTTTTGTTGCTGGCAACGAAGCACTATAGATTGGATCTAACTTATAATATAACTTTTGTGGAGTGTTATTGTTAATAGATAAAGAAACTTTGGATGTACTATCAATACCAACTCTTCCAACCCTACTTACTTCAATACTTTCGCTATTTTGAGATTTATCGAAAATTTGTGTATAATTTGAATCGGTATAGAAATTTAATTCAAAAGCAGAATAGGATAAAGAACCTGCTGAATATGAGAGGGATGAATCCGATAGATCAAAATTGACGGTTGAATTTCTATAAACTTTAATTGGAGGATTTACTGGAGATAAAGTACCAGAAGATGCTGAGGTTATTCCAACTATGTTGGGAGTTAATCCCGTAGCACTGTAGTAAGAAGTAGATAATCTTACAGTATCTTTATCGAAAACAACTATGTAATAGATTTGGTTATTAGATAACCCAATTGATGGAACATTGGAAGTATGAATAACTTTCTGACCATTTTCAAAACCATGATTAATGATTGTTATTGAATCTGTGCTGGTATTTACTCCAGCAGAAACAAAAGTTCTTGGGTTTATCAATAACTTTCTATTATAGTCATCATACTTAACGATAATAGAAGTTGATACTCCGGGATTTATGCCCACAAAAACAAAATCATTGTTTATTAAACCATGAGTTTGAGCAGTAGAAACTGTGACTGTATTTTTTGATGCTTGACCAGTTAATTTTGAATAATTTGTTTCAAAACTGTGGTGGGTTCCAGTACCAAATCCAACCAAATATAGTGTACTTGTGGAGTTTGTAGTAGTTGCTATTCCAACAAATGTACCAGTGCTTCCCAATCCAACTTTTACTGTTGATATTCCAATTAGGTCATTGGTAATTTTAGCAACATAAATCGAAGATTGGTCCGCTAAAGTAAAGGTATCGGAACCAGTATTTGAAACGGAAATTGGATCTCCCGAATTGGTTGAATATGTAAGTTTATCTCCGGTCTGTAAATTGTGATTGGGGATATAGATTGTTCTTGTTGGAATGAAAATTTGAGTATCTCCAACTCCAGGATTTGAGAATGTAATTGTTTTTCCTATTCCCGCTCCAGAAATAGTTCCAATACCAAGAGAATCTTTAGGATCAAAGTAAATTTCTCTATTTGGTTTATATGAATATGAAGTTGTTGGACCTACATTAATTGAGAACCTTCTTGGAATTTCATATAAAACTTCAGTAAAACTATGAGCAACTCCTATTGTTCCATCAATCGCTCTTACAATTCTAATTCTAGAAGATGGAACATCTACGTTTAGTACTTTTACTTTTTCGCTACCAAGTAAGAAAATATCATTTTCTCTAATATCAGAATTTCTGAGATTTCCTGAAACTGATATGTAAGTAGATATACCAGTCACTCCAACCGATCCAATTCCAGATGGACTTGAAATTGAAAGTGTGTTTGTTGTGGAAACTCCGATAATATATGAACGATTTAACAAAGATGTTGTTGTACTTAAACCAGATAGAGAAACAATATCTGTATTTGAAAATCCATGTGGATTTTCTGATTGAACTATTAGATAATTTTTATTTCCTTCTGACGGATAAATTTCGGCATTATATATCGTGGTACTTGAGGTACTAACATAATTTACATTTTTACCTTTAACTCTAGAAACTTTGGAAGCAAATCCAAAACCAGAAGTTCCTCCTTCATCAAATACGACTTTATCATTTACCTTATAATTTGTTCCTCCAGTCAATATGCCGACATTTTCTATTGAACCGTGGGATGAATATTTGATATCTACAGTTTGGTTTAATAAGTTTGGTAGATTCAAATATGAATATGATGAGTCATCTTTAAGTAAATTATATGGAGATGTATTTCTGGACCAAGTAGTTTCATTTAAATCAAAATCATCTTGATTAGAATTTCTACTAAAATTAAATTCATTTGGTACAGACTTGAATCTATTTCCAATTAAATATGGGAAGACTGGTAATCTGTAACCATTAAAGTTATTTGAAACAACATCACTTATAGTCGCAAAATAAGCATAAGTTCCATTTGGAAAATCTGGAGTAATACAGAATCTTCCATTGTATTCGTCTAAAATAGTATCCTCGTCTTCATTCCTATACTCATAATCTTCAACGAAAAATCCTACTGGGAACGGTGGTCTATTGGAAAGAGGATTCAATACATATCCAGATCTCATCCTACTAATAGTTCCACCAGTCTTTTCGGAGAATCCATATGGACCATAAATTGGATTTCCATCATATGCCCATCCAATTATTGGCGAATGGTTTGTTGAAGAGACTTCTTGATTGTTTGATTTTTTTAAGTCAAAGCTTCCATAAAGAATTTTTCCACTAATATCTTTAGAGTATACATTCTCTCTCAGCTTTCTTGGGGCATATAAATGAGTAAACTGAAGCCCATATTTCGAATTTAAATTATTGAAAATAAATCCATCATCTTCAGTAATACTATTGAAGTATCTTTCAAATAGATTTATCGTCCAAGTTCTTAATTTTGGATCTAGCTCTGCTCCAGATCCAGCAGAAGAAACCGTAATAAATGTGTTATTTGGATCGTATCCACCACCACTTTCAATTACTTTTACGGATTTGATCTGACCATTTTCGACAATTGGTGTTAGTATTGCCCCAATACCACTTCCACTTGTAGTTATAGTTAGATTAGGTGGACAGTTATAATCTTTTCCTGGATTATTAATCAACACCTGCTCAATTTTTCCATTATTAATTACTGGAATGAGTTGGGATTCAGATCCACTATTCAATAATACATTTGGAACTCTATTGAAATTAATAATTTCGGAAGATCCATATCCAACACCATTATTTTCTAAGTATATTGAAGAAATTGATCCCCTAAAAATAGGTTGAACAACTGCTTTAAACAAGATATCACTCGTAGATGCTATACCAACAGTACCAACAACTTCTACTGTAATGTCTGGATAGTTAAAAATATGAGTTCCAGAACCACCTGAAGTTAATTGTAGGTATTGGTTTGTTTTATAATAGAAATCTTGATTATCCGTTCCAATTCCAACGGATGAAAGTTTAAAATTATCACCATCTACTTTTGTAATATAATAGTTTGTATTATTGGATAAACCTCCTATTACTGACCCATCTGTAGAATATTTTACAACTTCTCCAGAACTGAATCCATGATTAATGATATTAACATATCCTAGAGAAGTGCTAATTCCAGATGAAGTTATAGTTCTCTTTTTATTTTCATAATTAGATCCACCATCCTCAACAATTATTGAGGATAGTACCGACTTTTTATCATAAGATTCTAAGAAATGATTTCCTATTCCAAATGAGGTTAAAGATATCGTATTGATTCCCACTAGGGCATCGTTGAAGGTTCTATGTAATTTAACTGTACGTAAATCCGGAGTGGAAACATAGTAAATTGAGTTTGTAGATATTCCACCTACAGCATGTTGAGCATTAGTTTTATATATTACTTTCTCGGATTTTCTAAATTTGTGATATGTAGAAAATCCTATGGTAGAATTTGTCAGATTAACAAAAGCAGATTTCGATTCTGAATTAAAACTTACTTGATGATCAATTAATTTCATCGAAGCAGTTGCCTTGGCACCAGTGCCATTTCCACCAGTGATATTGATTTTTGGCGTGTCTAGATAATCAAATCCTGGATCAACTATCCTGATTTCTTGTAAAGATCCCCTAACAGCGCAATATCCAGTTGCTCCAGTACCAACCGAGTCTTGTATAATCAGTACGGGTGGATTGATAATGTCATAACCAGATCCGGGATTTACAATATCAATATTTTGAATACTATCGTAATAAACGGAGTCTTTTGATTTATAATTCAGTATCTCAACCCCATTAATTAAGATTCCTGTAGTTCCTGGTGTTGTCTCATAAACATTCCCATCTTGAATTGTAGGGGAAATTTCTCTTAATAATTTTTGCGAACTTAATTTTTTGGAATAAACATCATAATGTTCTATCTTATTATTAACTACACTTGTGGGATTTTCTACAGAAACAAATATTGAATTGTAAAGATTAGCTCTGCTTTTAGATAATTTTACTATAGTTTGATCTACTCTCTTTACAAAGTAAACTCCTTCTTCGAATAATTTAGTTGTTCCTGCGGTATAATAAACAGAATCTCCGGTGTAAAGATTATGATTACCAATATTAAAAGTATCTCCTACAAAAGTTCCACTAAAAGTAATAGATCTTTCAAAGGCATTTAATGGTTGATTGTTATAATTTGGTAGTGATGGCGAAGAAATTAATGTCTTGTCTTCAATTTTGTAAATGTTTTGAACATCAGTAATTTCATTAGATAAGTAAGAGTATTTTGTAGAATTTACTTTTAAAAGATTTCTTTGAAGTGAATATGTTTTGCTTACATCTAAAGACCCTTGCCCACCAATATCTAAGATACTGGAAGAAATTACACGAATAACTGTGGAAGATTTTCTGGTTCCATCATTTGCTATAATTTCTATCTTATCACCAATCTTAAAGTTGTGTTCAATTTTGGTATTTAATCTGTATGTCTGATTGTTAGAATCTTCAATCACTATAGAAGATACTTCAATTCCATTTGAAATATTGAAAAACCAATTATTTGATTTAACGTCTGTTGGATTAACTCCTAGAGTTTTTATGATAGCGCGATCACCTGTATTACAATAATATGTGTCATCTACAATATCAACGCTCTTAAGAACTGAAGTTATTCTTACTTTAATTGTTCTGTCTGAGTTTGTATTTGATTCTCCGTATGCATAAACATTTAACCAGATATCAGAACCATCTACAATAGTTTTTGTGATATTTTGGCATCCGAAAAACTGATTTAGATTTTTTGAAGTATATGATATTACTCCTTCCGAACCATCATTGTAAATTAAAGATAGTTCTCCGGAAGAAGGAAATCCCACTGTAGAATCTACATCCAGAGTGCTTGCACCAGAAGAAACATTTCCAATAAGTTTTGTTTTAGGGTGTACTGAGAAATTTCCATATAATGATCCATCAACACCAATATCTCTATTATATCCAGCATCAAAACTTAATCTATAGTATACTTTGCCCGTATTTGAAAATATTTTCTCAACTCTAGAGATTGACGCATAACCCTTTGTAATATCACCATACTCATCTTGATTTAATGTAGATCTTTCAAGTTCATATGGATCTCCAGAAATACTTTCTACTACTAAATCGTTAGTTATTTCGTAGTTAGCATTGGATGGTTTGATTAAATAGTCTTGTGGCTTTATAATTCTAACTTCTTCGCCATATAAGACATTAAATAAAATTTTAAACGAAAGATCTGTCCCTCTAGTTGAGTAAAAATCTTTTGACTGCTTGAGGAAAAGATACTTATCTAAAGTACTATAGAATTCTCTATTTTCAAATCCCGGAGTAATTTGATACTTAATTTTATTGAAAAATTCTTTTAAGAAAAGAGAACTTAAGTTAATTACACTAGAACCGGAAGTATGATCTGCTGATTCCGATTCAGTAAATAATAGTTGATCCGGTTTATTTGGATTTTCGTATGAAGAGGTGCCAGAAAAACCTCTTACGCATCCAGTAAAGGAAGTTGAAGTTTTTCCTGTATAAGTGATAATTTCATCATCTATTTGGATCAATCCATAAGAATTGGGAAATCCAATGGTCGATGAAACTGTAATCGTATCATCAAGAAATGAAACATTTTGAGTTAATTTTGTTGACTCAGAATTTCCCTTAATAGTATCTAACTTCAAGTATTGGTCGATATTTTGAATTATATCGGTAGAAGCACCTTGAAACTCTTGAGAAATATAATATTGCTTCAAAAATTCAGCAACTAAAGGAAACTCCTCTCTAACATATTGAGGGAGTTGATTTTGGATAATGTTATTAAACTGAATTCTTTTTTCTGACATTTTATGATCTTACTAGGTTCCCGTTGCTGTAGCTTGATGATACAATATAGTTAGATGCTGAAGGATCAAGTCCCGAAGAAATTTGGTCGGGGATCATTTCAAAAACACTCTTATTAATATCTAGTTGAAGATATAAATCCTGTAATCCAATTACGTCGTTGGACTTTGGAGTTGCTGATATTTCGATGATTGGTTGTCCATCTTTTGTTTTTCCTGACAAAACATTTATTGGATTTAATGTAATTATTCCATTTTCATAATCTATTTTCCCGACATTTCTCTTTACCACTGTGGCACTAGTAGAATTGACGTTAGGGACGGTGAATAAGAAAATCGATCCAGTTATTCTATTGCTATCAGGGATATCTGAAAGGTAGACATTATCTTGAAATTCTGAGATTTTAAACGCAGATGATTTTATATTATATCCATCCATACTACTAATATGGAAGGCATTACCAAATCCAATTTGATATTCCGCAAAAGTATTTAAAGTAACTCTCAAGTCTCTTCTAATTTGAATAGTAGTTATATTGGATGTCACAGACTCATGACTATCATCAATAATTTTTAGAAATTTACTATATTTAAATCTTGCTCCATACTTATTTAATTCAGTTGATTCAGCATACTTATTAGCATTTGTTTGGATAATTGTAGAAACATATGATGAACTTGGAGTCAGATTTGTGTTATAATAAACTTTAGAATTTGCCTCAATATAAAGATATTTTAAATCTAGTATTTCTGGGACTATTCCTGCGACAGAATATTTCTTAAGATCTCTCTTGATATTTTCTTTAATCAAATTGGGGAGAAAGTCTCCAGTTCTTGGTTTTATACTAATAAAAACTTTTCCATATTGTGGTGGGATTAACTCTTCACCGCCAAAAACTGATATTGATTCTGTTTCTGGATATATTTTACTAGGAATTAATGCCTCATAGTCATTAGCAGATAAAGCCCTATTCTGAGAAGAGTATATTCTTGGTGCGTACTTCTTAATAGAATCTATTGTCTCAATATTTTCTCCACCTTGAGATGTAATACCAGTTGTCAGTAGTGATATGCCAGATGTGACATTATATTCTGTGGAATTTCTTGTATATGAAATTCTACCAGAAAATGTGAATTGACTTATTCCATTACCACTATCACCATTAGAAACAATATAATCAACTTCAATATAATTATTATTTTCTAATTTTTTCCCAAAAAGAATTCCATCACCAAAAATCAATTCATATCTCTCATTTTCAATTTCTTGAATATAGTAAACTTTAGAATCCTTATTTACATCAAAAACACTATCCTGAAGGGTGTACTTAGTTGATGATGTTGATGTTTGAGATTGTTTAACTCTTACAGAAATTAATTGAGTATCGATTCCTGAGTTTGGTAAGATAAATCTTTGATTTAAATTATTTGAATTATATGTAAAATTATTCGATAAGAGAATGCCTTCATAAAGTGTAATATCATTGAATGATGCTATATTATCTACAACTGGAACAGTGATATCATCTAAAATAGAGAATATGAATGACTGATTACCAAAAGATCCGGAAGTACTTGCTACAGGACCTTTTTTTAGCGTTAGAGATGCTGGTGCTGGAGTGATATTTGTTGTATCTACAAAAAAACTTATTGATGCTACTGCTGCTTTTCTTGATCTAGGTACGTATCCAATGTTTCTTGCGAGTGCTACAACGTTTTCTCTTAGAGTGGCACTGTCAATAAACACTTCATTTGCCACCATGTTGGCATTGTATGAAGTGATGTAGGTATTATATGCCAAGACATCGATTATCGTTGAAAGATTAGATCCTTCAAAATCATAATCAGTAAAATTTGAGTTTGACCTCAAATAATCTTTTAAACTTGTTTTAATCTGGTCAAAGTCCAGATTTGAAAAATTTACTAACGGCATTTACCTAGTAGATTGCAAAACGAACTGTAGCTTTTGTGATGGTACATCGATACCAATAATCCTATAAACTATCACAACATCGAAACCACCATTATCATAGTCTGGATTCACTTGAACATCGATCAAATTGACTCTTGGCTCATAATTATTGATAGAATTTCTAATTTCATCATTAATGATTGAAGCAGAAATTTGATCTACATTCTCAAATAGAGATTTACTTACCTTTGAACCAAAATTTTCATTGAAAAATTTTTCGCCAGGTAATGTAAACACTATATTACGAACTGAGCGTGCAATAGCAGACTCATTTTTAAGGGCAATCAAGTCATTCGACAGAGGGTTGCTCTGAAATGTCATACTGATATCTTTAAATCCTTGACTTACCCTTTCTAAAGGCATTGATTATTATAATTCTATCTTATTTATTACGGATTTTTTGATTCGTAGAGTGGTTCAGTGCCATATTCCCAGTCATCATAGTCTTCATCATTGCGAATTTTAGAATGAATTTCATTTTGATGATAAAAATCATGCTTTTTGGGAGTTAGATCATCGTTTGCGATCTCACGAAGCATCTTTTGCTTCTCTATCTGTGCTTCCCAACCATATTCTGAGGATAAAAATTGAGTCCCCCACTCATTTTTCATGAAATTTTGGTCTTTATCAACGTGTTTGGTCATTTTTTTGCTCCTGATCTGTTAAATCAGAACTTTTTACGGGGTTGCTATCCCGTGTATCAATATAGAACCCTTCTCTTAGGTAATCTTCGTCGATTATAAACTCTAAATTATCAATTTTTTTAGATTCTTCTCCTTTCCAAATAGGAACAGCAACTGAATTTCCGAATCTAAAGTCTGGATTCTGTCTAAAATGTACTTCTATCAGTCTTCCGCCAATAAATTCGCAGTTAATCCACTCATAATTACCTTTTAAACTATTTAATATAGATGGAAAATCAATATCAAGATCAATCTTAGACCATTTTTTCCATTTATATAATGGGTCTTGAGAATCCCTCTCTCCAATAACAACTAGTTTTGAATTTTTTTGAAAGAAGTCTACGCTTAAATGCTCTCCAGTAAAAATCTCACACCAAAATTCTGATGGGTGAAGATGATCCGTATACTTATCGATCCATTCTATACGAGAAAATCTTCCCATACCAAGTAAATTAATACTCGGTCTGACTATATAATGACCTGGATATGGAACAGGGCACCCTGTAGGTCCACAGAGATGACCCAAACGACGATTTAGAAATAGCTTATTATAAACCCATAAATCGTTCTCATGTATTGAATTCCATTCGTCTACTGGGTCTGAGTAGTACATGAGTCGAATCCCGATGAATTATTTCGGTGTAGGGTATAATTCTTTTGAATACGAATATCAGAGTTTTTAAACGTCCAACATTCCCCATTACTATCTAGAAAGACAACCCATTCAAGATCATGTTCTTGAGATCGATCAATCATAAAAAAAGCCCAACCCTTACCTTTTGGAGTAAGGACTGAGATTTGAGGATTTAATTAAATCACCTACCTTGACCGCGATACCTTTTTTTACGTCCATTACGAGAGGTTGCACTTAGCAATGTACGCGGAGAACGTCCTTGACGAGTCTTCTTTGGTGCTCCTGGTTGAAACAGGACTTTATTACTTCCACCTTTAGCCATTTAAAATTTCCTCCATTTCAATTAAAGTTGGATCAATGTCTTCTCCCGAGAAATAACGCTCTGAGAAGTCTTGAAGAATCTCAGTACAGTCTTCCATACTGAGATTTGTATAAATTTTACGCCCTTTATATAAAAGATTGTAGAGTTTATTCATCAGATAATACGAGTTTTTTCATGCCCCACACGAATACGAGGATCGCACCAGATCTTAAAGCCTTTCTCAATGGCATCAAGACAGAAAGAAACATCCTCTCCACACATATCCTGAACTGCACCGGACTCAAAGACTTGCATCTTTGGAGCAAACCAAGGATACTCAAGTTGCTCAAAAACTCCATTCTTAATCAGAACCCAACCAAATCCAGTGTAATCAACTGTGAATGGTTTACGACGCTTTGAGATGCTCTCCACAGTTTCGTGATTCATTACACCACCATTCTTACGGAAATCATCCTCTTCTAACCAGTGTGCGACAGATGTTGTGTGCCCATCTTCGGTAGCGTACCAACCAGCAGAAATTTCCCGCTCCTCTCCTTCAGCAGGAAGAGCCATATCACAGAGTTGCCAGAATTTGTTAGAATCAAAAACAATATCATTATCAATCCAGAGTTGATAATCATACTGAAGTTTTCCATCCCAAGGAATTTGCTTAGGTCCACGAAGTACATTTGCTCCGAGTACTTTACATCTCGCAAAGTTTACCATTGAAGAGTAATCTTGTGAGATCTGAATACTCATTCCATTTTGAACAAGATCAAAACAAAGTTGTACAAATGCCTTTAGAAAAATATAAGAGCATCCTCTACCAGGAAGACAGAAAACAATACTCTTTCCTTTCATTCTTTCCTTAATCGCATCATAGTCCCAATCTTCTGATGTTTTACTTGGAACTGCTGCTTTAACTGTAAATCCTTTTGCCATAAATCGAATCAACCTTCAATATCAATTTTATCCGTCTATTTAGTATTTGTCAATATGAAGATTCTCCGACCACCTTCTTATTTACTACGAGTTCCTCATAGGTTAAATCATCACCAGCATATCTTGTATCAAGAATATCTACAAGATTCTGTAAGGTGTTCCAAGTTCTTTTAAACTCATCTTCCTTCAGCGAGTGAAATAAACACTTATCCTTTGCGTATATGTGATATATCTTTTCAGTTTCTGGCATAAAAAATATCTCCGGAAATTTTTTATAAGTTTTCATTTAGTTAACGCATTATATATCACAACCACACAAAAGCCCAGTGCGATAAAAAATGGGCGCGGATAACGAATCATCCAGCCCGCTAATACAACTTTCCAAAATCCCCAATATGGGGTGTTTCTTTTTATTTTATCCATTTTCCGTCTGGTCCTTTCTTTGGACAAAACCAATTTTCCTTTCTATCAACCCAGCGTAAATTATTGATATTATTATCAGTTTTGTTTCTATTAATATGATCAACTTCTGCTAAATTTTTCGGATTTTCTATCAGTGTTTCAGCAATCAATCTATGAGAATAATATTTGATTTGTTTTACCGTCTTTCCATTTTCATCTTTTAATGAAATATTAACTGAAAGATATCTATCATTTTTGTAGCATCCTCCTCTGAATGATTGATTCATTTTCCGAGCATATCCTCTTCTTATGGGATTTGTATGCCATTCCGTCCAAATACTTCCATCCTCACAAACATAATATCCGTCGAATTTTGTTGAGTATAATTTAATATTCTCTGGGGGAGGGGGGATATACTCTGGGAGTGGGCATGAAGGATATTTTACTTTTTTTTCTCTGGGATTTTTTATATAAACCCACTTCCCGTTCTCTTTAATCCACTTGGTTCCATTAGATTGGACTTTTATGGTTCCTTCTGGGGCAATTTTTTTCATACCGGAAAAAATTTTTATATGAGAGTGATAGAGAGGTCGAAAAAGACATACAGTGTAGGTTATAAGGACCCAAAAAAATTATATACGGGAATAACGCCGCCGCGACGCTATAACAACCGCCCGCAAAACGCTGCCGAACCACTATCATCACCAAGCATAACATAAGCGGCACTCAGTGTCAACTAGGAGGCACACAGTAGACTATCAGAACTCGATCACATCTGCGGTTGGTTCGTTATAAGCAACCGACTGATGATTGTCATCACTGAGAGTATCCAGAATCTGGAGAAGTTCGTTGCCATTGTTAGCACGACCCAGCAGAGAGATGAGGACTTGCTTGGACATAATGAAGAAGAAAAGTGTAGTGAACTGTGTGTTTGGTGAGTGTCTTTATAGAGGCGCATCTCATTCCTCTTGCTATACCTTACCGTGCGGCAAGGAGAGGATTAGTGTAGTGGTAGAACTTACGGACCTCAGTATAAAGATCTGTACGCTCTTGAGTATTAGGACGTGCTGCTAATACTGCCAGACGACATTGCTCAGCGATCTCATCAAGAGTATAACGACTGGAGGGAATGTAGCGCATGATGTTGTCAGTTAGTGTGTGATCAGTGAGTGATACTTAAGGTCAGAAATCGAACACGTCTGAGTTAATCTGAATCACGTTCACTTTCGGGTCGGTGAATGATACTCCGTCAGGCGTCTTAGAGATAAGTCCTTCGACCGCATCTACGAAGTCCTGATAATCATCACAGCGACGGGCAATGTCATACAAACCGTCATCATTGTTGATCCAGAGAGCAACATTCCAGGTCTCATAATTCTCCCAACCGTTATAGGAAATGTCGAGAACATTGGACTGGTAAGTGGTAGTCATTCGGAGGGAACTTTTGAAGTGTGGTCCTTACACTATAGGGACACTTTCAACGTCCCCCCTTCCTATTACTCAAGGGCTGAGAGTATAAACGAAGGGACGTAATCACCAACGATCAGGTGCATTTAGATCCTCAACGTAAGCATCACACTTCTCCGCAGGTTCCAACTCAAACAACTTCTCCCAGTCAATCTGATGCGGGTCGAAGTCACCGAACACTGATAGATCTAGAGTGATCCTATAACGCTGCTTCTGTGCTGACTGATAAGCAACTGACATAAGTACGCTCCTTGTGTGTTATGAGACTATTGTAAATCTTCTGGGGATTTATGTCAAGGTCTTGGGGGTATTTATTTGGGGTCGGTGGATTTATGCGCGACATCTGTGGGGATTTGAAAACTCGGGAGTCTTGACATTTTGGGAGAGTGCTGATACAATGCGGGCAAAGATCACAAGGTCTGGGCACATTTAAATGCCCATAAGTATCAGGTCTAGAAGGATTTAAAAGCACTATAAACACAAGCACCAGAGACATTAAAAGGACATAAGTATCAGATCTCAGATACACTTAGAGAGGCAATATATCAGTCTAATTCTCAATAATACACCCTATTGATTCTCAATAAACTAACACTTATTGAGAATGAATTAAAACGCTCACATATATTTTTTAATACATTTTTAATTGATTTTTAACGTTTTTATGCTATAAATCACTCAAATAAGCATAAAAAAGGATGCTGATTAGGCATCCCTATACTATACTCAATCAATCCCTAATCTGTACTGAGCATAACGTTTCGCATCCTTTCTTGACTTGAATCGGGCTAACTCACCATCGAATCTTAGCGGTTCAAACTTATACCTAACTTGATTCTTGTGTATAATCTTTCGACTGTAAAAGTACAGAGAGAATACACCTTCTGGAGAATGTTGCTTCTCTTTGTTGATAATGAACGGAAGATTAACTGTAGTGGGAGTGATCATGATTAGAGGTGATGAGTATCAAATAGGGACTGAAGTTCCGACTCTTACTTGATTCAAACTATACTGAATGTATCCAAGTTCCTTGTTAGCATTAAAAGCATTTTTCCAATGAAAGTGTGCTTCAGGGCAGTTATGTATCCCATAATAGTAATACCTAACTGAACTCTTTCCAATACCTACTAGGTTTGAAATCTGTTCAGTATTGTATCCTTCCTTATACAGATTGTTGATCAGAGAGCATAAGTTTTGAGAATGTTGAGATGCTTTACAGAACGAAATTGGTGCTACAGTAGGATAGGTCATCAGTTAGAAGGTGAGAGGTTGATGAGAGTAATGATTTCAAGTTCGGTGATATTATTGTCGAAATGTTCTTCCCATTCCTTATACAAAGCATAAGACTCTTGAATGAGATCTTGTTCGACAAGATGACAGATTTGAGATTGTACTTGCTCCAAGATAATTGCGAGCATTGAATCTTTTTGAGTGTTGGTCATTTTGCGTTGTCGATGAGATCTTGTTCAATCTGATGAAGTGTGCTTACTGTCCAAACTTCTGGATTTGCATAACCTTTGTTCGAGTACAGTTGACTATATCGAAATCCATAAAGATCAGGATTTAGATCTTGCAACTTCTCAAGAGTTTCAGCAATCTGAACACTGATTTGGTGTTGGTAATTCATTTAATCAATTCAGCAGGACTTCCACAAGAAATGTAGAATTGGATCATGCGTTGTGCTTCATCAAGAGTAGAGAAACTTTGTGTCCTCCAGACTTGTTGATAAGGAGTGAAATAACGAATGGTGAACATCACTTAAGAGGAACAGAATGAGAGAACTTATGACCAGCAAGATTACCAAAGTTTTGTTTTCTTGCTTGGTATTCTGACCTTGCGAGGATAACCTTAATTTGGTCAGAGTTAGAGTCTTTCCAGATGAACTTTTTGAACGTCATTGAATCAACCTCCACCATACACATGATCTACAACACCAGCAGCATAAAGATTCACACCTTCGATAACAGTGAACGTAGCATACTTGTCGAACTCTTCAGCGTGCCAATCGCTAAACTCTTTGATAAACAATTCGCGGCAGTGCTCTTTAGATTCAGCAGCGATAACGACCATTCCAGAGGTATAATCAGACAGGATGTTGTTGATGATGTAGAGATTCATTTGGGATTGCTTGTTGCTCATACTATAGGGACACTTTGCGCGTCCCCCCTTTGATTCACTCAGTCAAGTTTGATGCCATTACCGAAAGGAACATTAACTTGATTAGTATAAACAATCCACTCAAAGTTTTTCTGGAAAATGTACTCTCCATTTCCATGTGCTTGGAGAATAGCATTGAGGCGAGACTTGGTGGTGTTTGACTTATATCCACCATCAAACAATTCCAACCAAGTATCACCTACCATAGCGATCAGATTGTTATACAGATAGACGAAAGATACACCTTCAATGTTGATGACTTGAGTGTTATCCTTTTTCCAATCAATCTCTTGAGAGATTGCTTGATTCATTTGACGTTCGATGACTCGCATTGTGGGAAGCGTTGTGGTTATACTATAGGGACACTTTGGGCGTCCCCCCTTTGATTCAGTTAAGCAATTTGATTGAGCATTGATTCTAAAGTCTGACCTAGTTTCTTAACTTCATCAGGACTAATGTGTTCATGATATTCACTTAACTTATGTCCATACATATCAACCAACCAGAGAAGATCGGAGAGATTGTCTTCAGAAAGAATAGGTGTCATTTGTGTTAGAAATCAGTTGCGAAAAGCGCCGAGAAGGTTAAACTTGGTCCAGATCTCTTTGTATGCGATACGCTTACCGTCGATCTGGAAAGTATAACGGAGCGAACCTTTTACAGTCTTGGAAACTTTACAGGTTAGGCAAATCTCACCAGTGCGAGTGCCATTCAAATCATACTTTGCGAAGTAATGATGACAAACTCCATCGAGACGATAATCAACAACTCCATTGCGTTGCTGATAGTTTTCGAGAGCAAGTTGCTCAGAGAGTTTGATGGAATCGAGAAGGTCGTTGGTGTTCATACTATAGGGACACTTTGCGCGTCCCCCCTTTCATTCAACAACCATCCACTCTCCATCAACAACACAAAACTCAGACAAATAATAATCAACACTTAACCCAAGTTTCTGTGCTTCAGGATAGACTTGATCGTATTGTTCTTGGGAAAGAATGAAGAAATTAGTCTCAATCATTGGGTTGAATAATGTCTGCTACAGTGTGTAAAGTCTGGGCTGTGATGTCACGAACTCCAGGTGAAAGTATAAACGCGACAGTGAAAATGAGTAGAATTGTTTTCACTTGGAATGGACTCTTGAGTGTTAGTCTCCGTGCCATCAATCATAGCGGGAAGAAATGTCAGGACCAGGATTCTCAAGATGTGCGACACTCGCAGCAACACCTTCAGCAGTTAGCGCAAACTGTACTTTCTGTCCTTCATAGTAAATGTCAAAGACAGATTGAACATAAGGTGTCAGATTGCCTTGAGAATCCCAGGCATTGCGTGTATGTGAAGTCTCAACGATTTGGTAGACTTTAGAGGTGAGAGGTGAAGTGTAGGTCATCATACTATAGGGACACTTTGGGCGTCCCCCCTTTCATTCAACAACTGATTGAATCATGCCATTCACATCATCCTCATCATAGAATTGACTAATCTCTTCAATCAATTCATCAGGTGTAGAACAACTCTCACGCAGGTTTTGTTCTAACATATCTGATGCGAATTGAATCAAACTATCGAGATCCATTCCATCTACAATCTGCTCGATGTAGTTGGCAAGGAGTTTATCGTATTGGTCTTGAGTGAGGTCCATTTTACTTACAATAGTTGGGGTCAATTTGGCAGAACTTTTCTGCTTGCGATTCTTGATACTCATTCACTGTAGCGATTGCTTGAGTACCAACTGAAATACCAAAGAAAAGTGTAGTAATCAGAAAAGCAATTCTCATTTCAAAATGTGGCGATAATCAATGGATTTAATACACCAACCTGTTGCGGCAGTGATCTCTTCGATTAGATCTTCTTCATCATCTGCCTCCCAAATCATACCGATTGTTTCATCGGTAATATTACTAAACTGATGCTCTGGGAAATCATCATCAGCATCATCAAAATCAAATTCAATTTCAGTAACTTGGAACAGCATAATCAGTCAACAACAGAATAACAAGCGACAGAGGAAGGAATACCGCTTAAAGATAACGAACCGTTGCGGGAATCGCAATAATCTTGGGCATCATCTTCAGAGTAGAAAGGTCCAATATACTCGGGAGAATTGAGTGCGTTGGAATCGAATCGGACGGTGTAAGTGTTAGTCATACTATAGGGACACTTTGAGCGTCCCCCCTTTGAATCACATACCGTTGATGAAGTCAGCAAGTGCTTCCTTGTATTCTGCTTCAGTCTGATAAATGCGACCGTGAATGTTAAGAGGAAACTGCTTTTTCACTCCAGCAACTGCTACAGTTTGGCAGTCTTTCTCATCATAACCCATTTCGATGAGGTTTTGAACGTAGGGATTGTAATGTGTCATTTTGTGGTAATTTAGTGGGAAATCAGTTTGTATCAGTTAGCGAAGAAGAAATCAGCGATTTCATCAATCAACTCATCAGTCGCAGAGATGTCGAACTTTTCACAGATAAAGTCTACACAATCGTTGAGATCTGCGTTTTCAAAATCATTCATGAAACCGATCAATTCGGCAGTCAGTTCGAGGTCAAGGGTCATTGGAGTTGTGCTCATACTATAGGGACACTTTAGGCGTCCCCCCTTTCTATCACTTAAAACTTACGTCCACACCAACAACCTTTGCCTTAGGATTGCGGGATAGAGCAGTCTCTCGCGCATCTTTTGGGTTGGTTGCTTGTACTTCTTCGTTGAAGACTTTGCCACCAACATATAATTGAACGATGTACTTCATACAGAGGGATTAACAGAGATTTCTTTGATGTTTAGACCACAGAGTTGATTGTAGACGCGATTGAGTATCAGTTTGTCCGCAGTCTTTGCTTTGGATTTCTCATACCAAACCGTCACACATCCATCGTTAGTTTCAACCATCACGCGATAGTTTTTCATACTCAATCGTCTCCAAAGTTGTTAGCAAGAAAGTCCTCAAGTTCAGTGAGTTTGCTCTCACTTAGGTTCCAAACATACTCACTGATGATAGTATCGAAAAGGTCAACATCTTCACGACACTTTTCTTTCAAAAACCACTCAAGTTCAGTTCGGTTAGTCATAATCAATCAGTAAAGAGGGCAGAAAGTTCCACACCAACCGCGAACCCAATTTAGAGTTTCGGCGTAGGAAGTGCGGGGTTTCGACATAGGCATCGAAACATTCTTTTCGGGATTGTAAGCAATAGCGACAAACTTGTCTTCTACTTGCTGAATCCACATTTGATTCACTTTACCTTCTTTCCAGTTTGTGTGATAGTGGTAGACTTGATCCATGATAGTGTCGTTCATACTATAGGGACACTTTGAGCGTCCCCCCTTCGCATCACTTAACAGATTTCACTTGTTCTGGTGTTGCTGGAGCATCAAATCCCTTTTTGATTTCATCACCTTTCACAAACCCAATTCCGCCAGCAAGAATAGCAAGGGCAAGCACAATCGCTGCCTTTCCATGTCCACTATCATCATCCCTGTTAGTGTAATCATCTACGGATTGTCCTGTAATCTTTTCACCAATCCAAGCACCAGCAGCGCCACCTAAACCCATCAAAATCCAGGGAGTAAATGACATAAATGCCCAACCAATAGCTACCAATCCGATTAAACCAACTGCGCCAGCACTATCACCCAAATCAACACCAGAAGAGTCAGAAGAATCGGAAGAACGATTACTTACTTGGCGAAGATTTGTGATCTGCTGAACATCACCATGCTTAGCATAGATTTGTTGCTTTGCTCCGCTAAAAGTTGCTGCTTCAACTTGTGTACTAATCCTCCCAACTTGAGAATTAACGAATACGTCTGCTTTCCAAGTTGCCATTACCAAGTACCTCTTTGAATGTGGATTTTACGGATTTCAGAATAAATGAAGCGTTGAAGTTTAGGGTCGGTAGTGTTATCAAAAGCATAATAGAGCCGATTCAGATAATCATTCTGTGTTGCTCCTATGCTACCATCACCACCAAGATCATTGAGTGAAGAACCTGCCTTCGATTTGGGTTTTCCAAAGTTGCCAGTGATGTTGCCCTGTGTCCTCAGTTTAGGACGAATCTTTGAGAGATTTGAGTATGTCATCGGGGAAACTTGTGCTTACAATCAGGACACAACCAGTGGTTGATTCGGTCTTCATGGAGCAACTCAACTCCTATCACACGACTATAGAAATAGGGAGGAGAATAGCGATCCCAGAGTTCTTCAGGGATGAGTTTATCAACCCAGTTAGCACCACATTCAGGACAGTTCTCAAGAGTTGCTATGTCAGTGTAAGAATATGTCATCTTGCGATAATGTCCAACGATTCCAACAGCATCAGTGCAAGTTCAAATTGATTATCATCATCAACCACAGGAATGTTATTATCAACAAACTCAGAAGCAAGATCATGCAAAAGAGAGGTCATTCGCTCATCAGCATAGGCAAAGGTCGCAAAATCACTCTTGAAACCATCACGCAGAAGACGCAGAGATCTTGTAGTTGTGAGATCTTTAATTTCTTGTTGGTAGTCAGTCATTTGAGGAAAGTGTTGGGTTTGAAGATACATCAACGCTGATAAAGATAACCACCAGACCAGTCGGCATTTTCCAGCAACCATTCACGATCTTTAATCAATCGCAGATCATAACGAACACCTTTTGCTGGTGCTTTCCAAGATGCAGACTTATACACTTCACCAGTCTTTTTATCTACAAAAGCATGAACAGAACGAGAACCATTTGCGTTCATAATGATTTTGTGATACTTTCTACCAGTCTCAGGGTAGAAATCATAATCACAAGTTCCCTGCTTTAGTTTAGCAATCGCTTCTTGATGATGCTTAACACCACCTTCATCACGATAGCAACCAAGAGAGCGTTCGTGTTGGCGAATCGAGTAATCAATAAAGTTCTGACGCAGTGCTTCACACAAAGCATAGGTATGTGCTAGAACAGCATTAGCAATGTTTTGTTTTGCTTGAGCAGAAGCAGCGTATTCTGCGAAGGTAATGGTGGTCATTTCAGTTGTGCTCATACTATAGGGACACTTTAGGCGTCCCCCCTTACCAACTCTTTGCGATTGTAAAGTTGGCGTGAGAGAATACCTCACGATCAACTACCTTGAAAGTGCCAAACTGGTTGACAATCACATAACCCTCGTGGAAGGATTGAACGTCCCAAAGATAACACTCAATTTCATCCTTCTCGTGAATGAACAGGAACAAATCATCCTTGATAGACTTAACCAACTTCCACAAACGGATCAGGTTCTTATCACAATCACATTTTTCTGCGATTTCATCTTCATCAATGATCCTTTGCTCCCTGACACAGGCATTGATCTCTTTTTTGATTTGTGATGCTTTCTTTTCACCAACAAACTCACATAGAGTGCTCATTTGCTTGGCAAACTTACAAACATCTTCCAAATCTTCACGATAAGGATTCAGTTCCACCTCAGGTTGGACAAACAGGCAATGCTTAGTGCTGATGAGTTTGCTAGTCAGAGGGCTAGCAATCATCTCACGAATGTCATCAGAACCGCTGTAGATTGTGTGCGGAGCAATGATAATGTCCTGGCGAACTGGCGCAGGGAACTTATAGGTAATCGTGTTGGGAGTGAAAGTATCCAAACCTCCACCAAAACCAATCCAATCACCTTGAAGAACTTGTTTAGTGCGAGGCAGGAAATCCAGGCAGAAGATGAGGATTTGAGTTACACGAGGTTGTCCACCGAAATGGGTGAAGATGTCATCCTCGTTATAGCAAAGGCGAATCTTTTTCTTATTAAATGCTGCTTTCGTACAAACAAAAAACTTACCATTCTGAGGATTTGTACCCCAGACAATAGCAGGAGCACCATCCATCTTGATGCTGATGGTAGAATCTACCTCAGAAAACCAATCAAGAACAGAGAGATCTCCAGTCAGGATAGAATCTTCGGGATGCTCTAAGTGTTTGTTTTGCATTTGCTTGGTCATCATACTATAGGGACACTTTGGGCGTCCCCCCTTTGAATCGACAAAAAAAGGGACTCATCGAATCCCCAAATCCACATTAGTTAGTGGCATACTTAGCACTGACTTGCTGATACTTTTCAGTTAGAAAGTCAAGAGCATTTTTTACATAAGGAGCTACAGTTTGAGTGAAGTTCCTTACATCTTCCACCAGTTTGTTGACTTCATACTGATGGATTTGCCAGCGAACCTTAATGTCTTGGAAGTATTGATCCCGAGTAATCAGAACTTGGGGGACAGACACTTCAGCAACAACATTTGCGGTTTGCTTGCGAGCGCGAGGCATAGAGTGGATGCGTCTTACACTATAGGGACACTTTGCGCGTCCCCCCTTTACTTCATTGAGAGAATCAATGGATTATCTTCACTTTCCTGGGATACAGTTTCTTCACATCTTTTCGTAGCAATGTCAACATAGTGCTGAGACAAATCAATACCGATAAACTCTCTTGACTGTTGAATTGCTGCGACTCCTGTACTCCCACTCCCACAAAAAGGATCGAGAACTGTACCGCCAGGAGGACAATAGATCTTGATCAAATACTCCATCAAACTTACAGGTTTTACTGTAGGATGATCATTATCTGCCCCCTTTTCTTTCCTGGTTGCGCGTGGAGCATAGAAATACTTTTGATGCTCTGGTTCTACCTCACCGATGATGTTGGAAGGATAACGACCAGCAGGATTAGCGTCCACAGTGCCATACTCAGCACCGCTACCTTTAGTGTTTCCATCCTTACCAAATGTACGACGTTTAGCACCCTGAGCAACCCAACCTGTAGGAGGTTTCTTATCCCAAGGAACGCGGGTGTTTTCTGTATCAATCAACCCACATCCCCACTGCTCAAAGTTAGATTGTAAAGAACCTTTGTACGGTTTTTGTGCTACTACAATCGGTTCATGTGCTGGTTTCAAACGATTAAACTTTGGCATCTTTGTGGTGGTCATCCACATGATTTGGTCCTTGATTGTGAAACCAGCATCCTCTACATTACATGCCAGTCGATGATACAATTCAGGAGAACAAAAAGCTAAACAAAAGGCACCTGGGCGAAGTGTACGAAACACCTCACTCCAGATGCTAACATCAGGAACAGAATGATCCCAGTGATCCATACCCATACCGTAGGGAGGATCGGTGATACAAGAATGAAAAAAGTTCTCCCCATAACTGGAGAGAACATCCTGACAATTACCAGTCGAAATTGAGAACATTAGATTCACATTGTTTGCGCTTAGAGTGCTTGAAATAGTCTTTCTTTCCAGCACCTGTTTGTGTGTACATGTTGCGAATGTAGAAGTCAAAACCCCTATCATCCTCTTGCCATTCTTCCTCCAGTTGATACACTTTCAGAACAGAATTGAGTTCCTCTACAAGTTTAGAGTAGAGTTCCCTTTTCTTCTCAGAGACTACATCATCAGCGAAGAATACAGTAGTTTCATTATACCTCTTACTGCTGAAGATGTAAACAACACCTTCTTTAGGAAGTCCGCCATTGTAGGTGGGATAGGTATTTTTAGAAGACTTACATTCAATGTCAACAACTCGACCGTTCGGGAGAGTTACACGGAAATCAGGAGATTGCTGAGGTCCGTTAGGTTGCCACACATAATTGAATCCATACTTGTCAAGAAGTTCACGGACTTGTTGTTCGTGAAGGGGATTATCTTGACTGTTAGACTTATAGGGAAGTTGGAGAACTTCCTGCCAAAAAGATTTCATAGTTTCTCTTACGCTTTGCGTAAGTTGAAGTGATAGTGGAGTCTTTAAGGCGCTGCCGTTCCTACACTGTAGGGACACTTTGGGCGTCCCCCCTTTGCTACAGTGGAAGTTTTGCTTGTGATTTACCTTTCTTATGGTCATCAATGAACTTCCTGGCTGATGCTTCGGTCCTACACACTTTAAGTTGCTCTCCGTTGTGAATTACCATGAGTTGATTACCAAACGGAATCGCTGCGTAGTTTCCTTTGCCGACAATAAATCCTTCTTTCATTACACTTTCAAAAAAATCGTTGTTTTTGTTGCGGAGGATGACCTATGACACCCTCCAGGTAGAATCGCAGAAAAATCAGGTTTTCGGTCCAGTCAGGGCCTTGAGTCTACTATGAGACTCACCGCCTCACCACAGAGATGGCAGGTTCGCCCTTCTGAAAGATAGTGTCAACAACCGACTGAACACTGCGGGCAGTAGCAATACCAACCTTGGAGTACACTGGGATACACACAAGACCGAAAGATTTGCTATACTGCTCCAGGTTGCCAGGTTCGATACGTCCATCGCGCATACCTTTGGCATCATCGTGATGAAGACGGATACAACGTCCGATGGTCTGACTGATGCCAATGAAGTCCATATTACGCAGGAAGAGTACCGCTTCCAGACCGCTGACGTTGATACCTTCTGCGAGGATGGAGTGGTGAAGAACCACAAACTTCTTAGAGTTATCCTTGCCCCAGGCACTTAGGGTATCGAAGAATACCTCACGGTTGACCTTCTGACCATCAATAACTGCGCCCGTCTTGGCAGTAATATACATCCAAGAATATCCGCGACATTCCAACTGGAAGCAGAAATCAGTTTCAGACACCAGAGAGACAATTTGCTTGGTTGCCTTAGCGCAAATCAGAATCTTGCCAACTTTGTTGTCGTCAATCGTTTCCAGCAGATTCTCCGAATCGCGGTCGAAGTTGGTCTGCTTCCCTTGAACCATTGCCAGTTGCTTGACAATCACTTTGGGGGGCACAATGTATCCACCCTCAACTAGCTCAGGAGCAGGAACTTTACAGATGACCTGACCATAAACAGCGGCATCATTCATCCCTGGTTTGCCGACAGCAAGGGAATGTTTCGGGGTTGCGGTGAAGAAGTAGCAACGCTTTGCGTTAGCAGAAAAGTGCTCAGTAGCAGGGAAGAAATGACGCTGAACGCTGTTATGTGCCTCATCAAAGTAAATAGTGTCCACATCAATCTCTGCCACTTGAAGACGCGACAGAGAGTTGTAGGTGGTTACAATCAGTTTGTGATTGTCAGCATTGCCATCAACCCAGTTGCGAATCTCACGGGGGCGCGTGCTGCTTTCGTGATGAGTTTCTCCACTGTGAACGTGGAAAACTTTAGCATTGGTGATAAACTCCAGGAACTCGCTAGAGAGTTGCTCAGCAAGCAGAATACGCGGAGCAACTACAACAATGGTCTTGGGAGTTTGTGATTGAAACTGCCGCAGAGCATCGTAAATCATCTTCAGAGTCTTGCCGCCACCAGTAGGCACAATGATTTGACCTTTGTTGTGCTCTACCATAGCAGCAACACCACGTTCTTGATGGGGGCGAAGTTTGATCAGATCAGAGAACATTACGAATTACAGAGTTTCAAGTGGTTTGGTATCTAAGCAGTATTATAGCACCCTTCCAGGCGATTGTAGAGGGGTGCTAGTGGCAGTTAATCAACCGCCGTAGACTTCTTCAGCGAGTGGAGTATCGCCAAACATTTCATTGAACAACCAGTTGGCATCTTTGCCCAGGTTGTCTTCACACTCTTTCAGGAAGGAGATTTCACGTTTCCAAAACTCCATAGACTT